TGAATGGTACTACAAAAGGTGGAATTGTTGGTAGTATAATAACTATTACAGCTATCGACGCTCTTAAGTACATGGTTTCCGATTGTTTATTAATTGGATCAGGTACTTTAGTAACACCATACGCAGACGCGTAATAAATAATTAAGGGGCCCTTCGGGGCCTCTACAAAATTTAAGGAGAAAAAACTATGAGTTCATTTTCAAGTGACCAAACAACTCTTAACAAAACTACAGGGGCAGCTTCTGTTTTATTAGGGGCTAGAGCTAGAGTTACATCTATTCAAGGAAGAGGAGAAGCAGGTTCTGTTTTATCTCTACATGACGTAGCTTCTGCAGGAGACGCGGCATCAGGTAATTTAAAAGCTATCTATAGATATGATACTGAAGGACTAGAAGTTTATGTCCCCGGTTCTGGAATTCTTTTTAAAGATGGAATTTGTGCTACACTAACTCAAACCGGTGGTACGGACGGCAGCGTTACATTAACTATTACAGGAGCGTAAGCTCATGGCTAATACGACTTCAGGTTCTTATACTTTTGATAAGAACTTAGGCATTGATGAAATAATTGAAGATGCTTACGAACGTATCGGTATTCAAGGTGTATCTGGCTATCAATTAAAAACTGCTAAACGATCTTTAAACATTTTATTTTCTGAATGGGGAAATAGAGGTTTACAATTTTGGGAAGTTAAAAATCAAAACGTAACTCTAGTAAACGGCCAAGCAGTATATACATTTTTTAGATCTACTTCTGATGGTGTATCTGATGGCGTAAGCACTACGCTTAGTGAAGGAATAAATACAGTAGACCCCATTATTCCCTTGACCTCGGTCCTGGGTTTTCCAACAGCAGGAAATATAATTATCGGTACTGAAGATATTACTTACACAGGAATTTCTAGTTTAAATTTAACAGGATGTGTTAGAGGAGTTAACGGTACAACAGCTGCTACTCATAATAATACAGATGCTGTTGCTCAGTCTCCAAGAGGGATAACTGATATTCAAGAAGCAAACTTTAGAGTAGATAGTACAAGTGTTGATACACCTATGACAAGAATTAGTAGATCTCAGTATCAAGCATTTTCTAATAAAACTTCTCTGGGTTTACCAACTCAATACTGGGTTCAAAGATTTGTTGATAAGGTTACAATGACTTTATATTTAACACCAGGAAGCTCACAAGCAGGAGACTTTATAAATTTCTATTACACAAAAAGAATTGACGATGTAGGAGCATATACAAATGCAACAGATGTACCTTACAGATTTGTACCTTGTATGATAATGGGTTTATCTTATTATCTAGCCTTAAAATATGCACCACAAAGAGTTCAAGAATTAAAATTATTATATGAAGATGAATTAAAAAGAGCTGAGTCTGAAGATGGTTCTTCTAATTCTACTTACATTTCTCCTAAAATATATTTTCCAGGGATTAGCTAATGAGTAGTTTTTCACAAGGCAGATTTGCTTTAGCAATATCAGATAGATCAGGTATGGCTTTTCCATATAATGAAATGGTTAGAGAATGGAATGGTGCGTTAGTACACAACTCAGAGTATGAAGCTAAACAACCACAGCTACAACCAAAACCAACTAATGCAGATCCACAAGCTTTACAAAGAGCAAGACCTGCAAGAACAGAATTTGCAACAGAAGATTTTTTACCTAATGATCCCTTTATTCTTAATACAGAAGCACCTTTTTTAGTACCCACACAAACAGCACTTAATGTTAATGCACCTAATAGTGGATTAGTAAATGGAGATCATGTTAGATTTAGAAATGTTAAAACTCCTTTACTTACAGCTGATGGAGGTTCTTATTACAAGGTAGTAGAGTTAGAATTAGCAACAACTTTAACTAATGCAATAAATGCAACTGATACAACAATTACTTTAGATAATATGACTGTTGCTACGTTAGGTAATAGATGGCCTGTTTCAGGTTTTATGATTATTGAAAAAGTTAATAGTGTGACAGGTATGTTTGAAAACGAAGTAATTGAATATACTGGAGGAAACAGAAGTAATAATATTTTTAATGTGGTTGCAAGAGGTACTTCAGCTCCTTATAGAGGAGTTAGTCCTGAAAAAACAACAGCAAGTTCTCATCCAATAGGAGCTAAAGTATTTGGTTCTAGACCTGTTACAATGATACAAACTACTTTTGTTAATGACGCTAATACAACTGTTACAGAAGAAAATAGTTATTTAGTTCCAGCTCTTGTTATACCTTTGGGTATTATAGGTAGCTCATTTTTAGCAGGTGGTGGTTTGCAGTGTACATATGGCCCAATAAATGATAGAGCTTAATTATGGCAACTAATTATACATATGCATCACTAACAACAGCGATTAAAGCTTTTACAGAAGTTGATAATGATCCTAATATTGCCGCTGCAGTATTGACTCAAACTATTATTGATGAGTTAATTATGGCTGCTGAAAATAGAATTAATATTGACTTACCTATGGATTCAGACAGGTTGGTTAAAGAAGGTACTTTAGTTGCAAATGATAATACAATTAATTCACCAGCAGGTGCAGAATTTATAAGAGGTGTTGAAGTATTTAATACAACCAATACTACAGAGGAAGGACAATGGTTAGAGAAAAAAGATCAAACTTATTTGTCAGAATTTGTAGGTCGACTAACCGGACCAGAAGGTGATTTAACGGCTCAGAGCGTTACTGGATTGCCTAAGTACTATGCAATGTTTGGTGGGGCAACAGCTTTAACAGATACCACTTCAGGAGGGCTGTATTTAGCTCCTACACCTGATGCTAATTATAAATTTAGAATGTACTATAACAAAAGACCGGCTGGTTTATCGGGTGCAAATACAACAACTTATATTAGTAATTATATGCCTCAAATCATATTATATGCTACTTTAGTAGAAGCTTACGGATTTTTAAAAGGTCCAATGGATATGTTGACATTGTATGAAAATAAATATAAAACAAGCATACAACAGTTTGCAGGAATGCAATTAGGGAGAAGAAGACGAGACGACTACACTGACGGAACCGTTAGGATACAAGTTAAATCACCTTCACCTTAAAAAAAATTAGGAGATAAAAATTATGACAATAGCTTCAGCAGTATGTTCAAGTTTTAAAAAAGAATTATTTCAAGGGTATCATGATTTTGATGCTAACGGATCAGGTGGAGACACTTTTAAATTAGCTTTATATACAGACCAAGCAACTTTAAATGCAACAACTACAATTTATTCAACTAACCCAGGTGGTGGGGGTAACACTGAAGTAGCTAATGGTAACGGATACACGACAGCAGGAGCCACTCTTGTTAATACTGGCGTAGGTTTAACTTCTACTACTGCATTTACAGATTTTTCTGACACATCTTTTACTTCAGCATCCTTTACAGCTAACGGTTGTTTAATTTATAATACACAAGCTAACGGTGGTTCTAATACTACAAACGCTGTATGTGTTGTAGCTTTCGGTGGAAATAAAACTGTTTCTTCAGGAACTTTTACAATTCAATTTCCAACTAACGACGCATCATCTGCTATTCTGAGACTAACAGCATAGGGGTTTTTTCCTTATGGCTATTAAAACCTACATAGTAACAGTAGCCAATCCGGGTGCTGGTAATAGATATTACATAGATGGAGTTTTACAACAAACTGTAAATCTTATTGAAGGTTATACATATAGGTTTGATCAATCAGATAATACTAATGGTGGACACCCCTTTAAATTTTCTACAACAAGTAATGGTACACATAACGGCGGAAGCGAATATACCACCGGTGTAACTATTAATGGAACACCTGGACAAGCTGGATCGTATACTGAAATAGCCGTAGCTATCGGAGCCCCCCAACTTTATTATTATTGTCAATACCACTCAGGAATGGGTGGACAAGCAAACACAGTTGACTCATCGGTAATGAGAGTATTTGCCGTAACAAAAATTAGTACTGGTTCCGGAAATAAATATGTTATTGATGGAGTTCAACAAGCTACAGTAGTTCTTGCTGAAGGTTATACATATAGATTTGATCAATCAGATAATTCTAATTCAGGTCATCCTTATAGATTTTCTACAACAAGTGATGGTACTCATGGTGGAGGGTCCACATATACTACAGGTGTAACTACTAGTGGGACACCTGGTCAACCTGGAGCATACACTCAAATAGCTGTAGCAGCTTCTGCACCACAACTTTATTATTATTGTACTGTACACTCAGGAATGGGTGGGTCAGCAAACACTGTAAGTTCAAATACTTGGGGAGTTCTTAAATGGAATGAAAATAGTTGGGGTGATCAAGATGGTATTAATGTAACCCCTACTGGTATTTCTTTTACTTCAGAAATAGGTTCAGTTATTTCTTCAGCCGATAGAGGTTGGGGTGCTGATACTTGGAGTAATGGAGAATGGGGAGAAGCTAACGAAGATACTGCGGTTCTTACAGGTTTATCTTTTAGCGCGGACGTTGGTATATTAGATGCTGCAGCCGAACAAGGTTGGGGTAGAGATAATTGGGGTCAAGAACCTTGGGGAGAAAGTAATAGTCCTACAGTTAGTTTAGATGGCTTTAGTATGTCCACAGTATTAGGGGAATTACCTTATGCACAATCTGAAGAAGGTTGGGGTAGAGATCAATGGGGTACAGGTAACTGGGGACAAAATACTACATCTGTTGCAATTGAAGGTTTATCAATGTCAGCTCATCTTGGACCAGATGGTTGGGGAATAAATTCATTTGGTAATGGACAATGGGGTGACCCATTTACATTTGATGTTGCAAGTATAATTGTACCAACCGGTCAAACTTTAGCTGCTGATGTAGGTGATCTTACAATTAGTAGACTTGATATGATATTTACTATTTCTGCACCTGGAACAATTGGTGCAGGTATTGGAAGTCTAAACGTAGGTAACGGTGCAGACTTTACACAAGGTTTAGCAAGTTTAACAATAGAAGCTGATGTAGGATCAGTAGTAGCTGCACCAAATACAATTGCAGCATTAAGTGGTTTAGAAATTACAGCAGAAGTTGCATCACTAAGTGTAGGTTCTACTGAGTTAGTTGATTTAACGGGAGTAGTTTTAAAAGGTGCAATAGGATCAACTACTGTAGACAGCATGAGAGTTGGTTTAACAGGTGTAACTTTTGCAGCAGATGAAGGCGCGATAAGTCCAATAAATATGACAGTAGGATTGACAGGACAGTCTTTTACTGCTAAAATTAACACTGTAGGTTTCGGAACAATTGGATATGTTGATGTTGACATTACAGGCAATACATCATATACAGACGTTAACCACGCAGCTTAATAGGAGAACAAAATTATGGCATCAACTTTTACGGATCTAGGTATAGAACTAATGGCAACCGGCGAAAACGCTGGTCAATGGGGAAATAAAACTAACGCAAATTTAAATCTAATCGAACAATTAACTGGTGGTGTTTTAAGTTTATCTATTGCTGGCGGTGCGAGTAACCAAGATTTAACAATTGCAGACGGTGCTTTAACTGGTACTGCTCAACAAAGAGTTCTAGAATTTACGGGATCTATAACAGGAAACAGAGTAATTAGATTTCCTCTTCTTACAGAAACTTTTTATTTTATAAAAAATGGCACGTCAGGTGCTTACACAGTACAATTAAAAGCAATATCTGGTTCAGGTGCAACAGTTACTTTTGCAGCCGATGATAAAGGATATAAAATTATATATCTTGATGGAGTTGCAACTAACACAGGTGTTTATGAAGTACCTCTTGGAGAAGCAGGAGATGTAACACTTACTGGAACACAGACTCTAACAAACAAAACTTTAACAGCTCCTAAAATTGGAACTTCAATTTTAGATACTAGCGGAAATGAATTATTATTATTAACAGCTACAGGTTCAGCGGTTAATGAATTAACTTTAGCCAATGCTTCAACAGGTAATGGACCTATTTTATCAGCAACAGGTGAAACTAATGTTGATATAAATTTAAATCCTAAAGGAACAGGAAGTCTTAAATCAGGTTCAGCTGCAGTTAAAATTGCAGGAACAGAAACTATGTGGGTTCCAGCTTCAGCTATGTATGAAACAACAACTAATGGTGCATCTGCTGAACAAATTGAAACAACAGCTTTAAGACCAGACATGAAAGTTATGGACTTTGCAGATTCTGCAGATGACCACGCACAATTTTCAGTAGCTTTTCCAAAATCATGGAATGAAGGTACAATAACTTACCAATGTTTTTGGACACCAAGCACTACAAACACAGGAAACTGTATATTTGGATTACAGGGTGTAGCAGTTGGCGATGGCGATACTATTGACGTTGTTTTTGGAACAGCAATAAATATTACAG